TTTTAATCTTTTAATTGGAACGTCAGATTGTTGCTCAGCCTGCATCCATTTGTTGACACCGTATTTTTTATGCATGTCTTGCATATCTTTAAACCAATTTGTACTCATACGAAAAAATCCTCCAATGTTGTTTGTTCTTCGGCTTTCCATCCGATAGAATCTAATATTAATTTAAGTGGTTCTAAAAATGTTTTTTGAAATTGCAAGTCATAGTTAATGTAATTATGCAATTTTAATTCTTTTGGTAAAGCTTCTGGAAAAGCAATAACGTTTTCTTTAATTGGATTAGGTAACCTTAAATAACAAAACTTAATTCTGCTACCATTGGTGATAAGTTCATAGTTGTCTTCTATCTTTGCTGCTTTAACATACTTATTAAACAATAATGAACCACGAACATGTATAGGACAACTTTTTTTATAAATTGTTCTTCTATCATACCAATCAGATATATTAGAAACTCTTCTTGGAAAAGAAACTTGTTCTGGTGTAAAAGTTTTAAATTCATTACGAAAATCTTGTATAAACTGCTGTGTTTCTTTTTCTGTACCTGTTAGTAATAATTTGAATACCTTTTTAAATTTATTACGTACAACTTCTGGTGTTGAAGATTTAATAGCTTCAATACCCATTATCTTTATCTTTGGTTCTTTATATTGTATGCCTTCATTATTATGTACATTTAAAATATATCTTTTCTTTGCAGTCCATATTCCACTACTTGATATACCTTCTCTTGCCATTACCATTCTTTGATCAAGTGCTTGCATTTTATCAAATAGTTTTTTATAAGATTTTTCAAGAACTTTTTCAAAATGTTCTTTACATACTTTATCTAAAAAAGCTACTGGATTGTTTGGTGATAACTTTTCGACAAGTGGACCAAAGTTAATATATAATGAATCTGTATCAATTGCAATGACATAATCTTTTTCATCATCAGTACCAAGAAGTTTTCTCATAGCTTTATTCATTGCAATCTCTGCGTTCTTTATAGCACCTTGACCTGATAGTGTTACGCTTTCAGCTAATCTTTTTTCGAAATATAAGAAATGTTTATTTGCTAAAGCACCATATAAACTGTTCAATAGAATTTTTATTGCTAATTGTTTATTTTCAAGTGTTACAATTTGTTTTTCAAGTGCCACAGTATGATTTTCTTGTATTTCTTTTTGTGCGGCCAATTGTAATTTCTTAACCTCTACACGTTCATCATAATATTCTTTTATAAGTTTTGGAAAAACACCTACAAAATTTCTTGTAAACTTTGATCCATTAAAGGATATAATATAGTCATCATTAATAAATTCATTTTTATCTTGAGCAAGTAAGTATTTTCGTATTGTAGGCCAAGCTTTTTCAGTTTTATAACCATAGTTACCATGTTGTAGAGTTTCAGGTGACATATTATATTGTACTAATAAGTTAGGATAAAGAGAATTTAAATCAAAGGAAACTACCCATTTATGTCTGCCAATCTGCGGTGGCTTAACGTATCCGCCTTCAATTATAGTTTCGTCAACGTATTGATCCCACTCTATTTGTTTTTTGCCAGTTTTTTTAAGATCATAATTTATTATATCAAACTCTCTTCTTGTTGCTTTGACAGGTTCATACTTTTCCCATTTCGGAAAATGATTTTTACGCATTGGAACTATAGGTGAAATAATATTATCTTTAAATAATTTACGATAAACAATTGATTCCCATATTGCAGTAACACCAAAAGTGTCTTGATAATTTACACCGCCTTTATATGCTATTGTCATGGCTAATGTTATAAAACCAGTTTTTTCTTCGAGCCTATCAACTAACTCAACATCTTTCATATTATAATCAATGTACTTTTGATGATCTTCTTTGTAAAGATTTTTAAGTGAACCTTCTTCTTCATAAGAAAGTTTCTTTTCACCAAGTACAACATAAGCAATGTGATTTAATGCATATGATTCTTGTGGACCATAAGTATAACCAAACTTTTGAAAGAGTTCCATATAATCAAGTGTTTGTATGCCGGGTATTTCATATACATCATTTTCATTACCACGTCTTACAATCTTTCTATGTTCAAGTTGCATATGCCACGGTGATAATTTTATTATTTCTTGTATACCTAATATTTGTGACATACGATTTATAAGATAAGGTATATCAAAAAATCTTGTATTCCAACCTGTAATAACATCAGGTGTATGTTTTGGATCTGACCAAAACTCGAGAAACTTTGATAATAGTTCAAATTCATCTTTACACTTATAATATCTTACAGGTCTTATTAGAGCTTTTGATTCATTAAAATCACCATAACCCCAAACACGATATAAACCGCTTTTACTTGACTTATATGATATTGATAATATTTTTTGTGATGCTTCATTAGGATGTGGAAATCCAGTATCATAATCTGTTTCAATATCAAATGTACCTATGTTTATAAATTCTCTTTTAAATTCAATATCACGTGGATATCTTTCTGTAACAAACTGTTGAGTAAATTTTTTATTACCATATATGTTTCTACCTGCAATATCAATATTTTCTTTAAGCCATTGATTTGCTTCAAACATACTTTCAAAATCTACAGGTGCAACACTTTTGCCGTCTAAGCCTATCCACTCAGTTTTGTTCTTAGATGAAACAAATAGTTTTGGTTGAAAATATTCTTTACGAGAAAATCTTTCACCGTTGTCATGATAACCGCGGTGAAGGATATTATTTTTATATCGTAATACGTTTGTATAAAATGCCATTAGAATCCTGGGTTAGTTTGTTTTGGACGAAGATGAGGCCAATCGTTATTGGACCAAGCCTTAATTAGATTTGATACATTTATATTATATTTAGATAATTTAGTTTGTTGTTGTTTTAAATATTCGATTTTAGATTCCTTAGTTTGAAGAATTTGAAAGTTTAAAAAGTGTTGTTGTAAATTAGTTAATTGTTTTTTAGTCATAAGTACTCCCTTTATTATAATTATATTCTACCATAGTTTTATGAAAAAGTAAAGGAAAAAATGCGATTTTATAAATAAAAATCGCGGCCGTTTTGTAATTTGTATAGTGATAATTCGAAAATGAGTTTTTGGGTTAATGGTGGTAATGAATTATATTGTGGTGATTTAGTAGTATTTGGATCCGAAAATAATAAATCCGCGAATTTGTTAATTGTATGGTTATGTTTAAAAATATATTTTTTTATAAATGGTGTTGGGTTATTAAGATTATAGTTTAACATTAAGCTCTCCTTCAATTATTATTATTCTACCATACTTTTAACTTAAAGTAAAGGAGTTTATGATTAACTTGTTAATTAAACTGCGAATGATTCGCCGCAACCACAGGACGCAGTTGCATTTGGATTTATAACTTTTAAATATGATCCACCAAATTCTTGTACATAATCAACTGTACAACCAATAACAAACATTTCTGCTAATTTATCTAAAACTAAGATGTCTTCAATAAGTGTACCTTTTTCGGTATCATCTGTCATGTCCCATTCGTATTGAAAACCAGAACAACCACCACCTAAAACACCAAGATAAGCATATTTTTTATTGTGTTTTTTAGTAGTGTTTGTTAAATAATTTTTTGCTGAACTTGTTAAGTTTATCATCTTACTCTTGAAACTGAACCATTTGGTTTTGCCAAGAAAGCTTCAAAGCTTACATCAGGATAATCTTTTTGTAATGATAAGAAAGCTTTTAAATTACTTCTTGCATCATCAAATAATCTTATTCTTTTATAAATTTTTTGATCTAAGTATTTTCGAAAGATAACTTTCTTATTATCTGCGGCTGGTCCAGATCCAATGTTACCTGCTCGCTCTACATAGATTTTATCTATATCAATTCCTTGATTTCTGAATGTATCTAAAAACAATTTCTTATTATCAAAGTTTGGTCTTGCAGTAACTATAATAACTCTTGAACCTTTACGTGTTGCATTTCTTAGAATAACTTTGACTTTATCAATCATTCTTGCAATTGGTGTAGAAGTCTTATTAAAAACTTTTGCATTTTTAAATTCACCAAAGTCAAACTCTTCACCAGCTTTTTTCTTATAAGTGTTAAACTGTTGATTGTCAAGTTTCTTAATAACTTTACCATCTTTAACAACTTTGACTTTTGCTTTTGTCATAAACATTGTTTCATCAACGTCAAACATTGTGAGACCTTTGCCAGCGGCTTCTTCTAAAAATGTTTTAAATCTTACCATTATAGATATTCTATCATATTTTTAAGCAAATGTAAAGGACTTTTTTCAGTTTTTATATATTTTTTGTATATGATCCTCAAACTGCTCAACCTTTTCTAATCTATTAGGCCAGAGAATATATTCTTTCTCTGGATTCTTTTTTAAATTATTTAATAAGGGTGTTATTGCATTATAAAGTTTATCGAGTTTTGTTTGTGCAGAGCTAGCTTCTGTCTTAGATGCTTCAGCTTTTTTATTAATTTTTTGTACAGCTTCTAATTCTTGTTCATCAACTGCAGTAAAACCAAAATCAAAAAAATCATCTGACATTATGCTAACGCTTTCATTCTAGCTACTAATCTACCTGCTCTATTTGGAACCTGTCTATACCATGCGGAATCAATCATTTCATCTGCAGCTTTCTTCCAATCTCTGTCATCAACTCCTGCTTTCATACCTTTAAACTTTGAAAGTCTTGGTCTACCTAAGTTAAACATCATGTTTGCTATGATTAGTTGAGCTTCTTCTGGCAATTCATTGAAGTCACCATATAATATTGTGCAGTCGTTAAGCACTGTTTCAACGTCTTGATTGAATGCCTCGATGACTCTATCTTTTGAGACAGGCGTTCCAAGCGCTGCTCCAGCTTCAGGGTCAGAATCCCTAACCAAATGGCCAATGCCGAAAGTAGGATAGCCAAGATGGTCGTTATATATTTCATACTTTACTCCTTCATCCACTTCAAGTTCTTTTCGTAACTGTTCTATATTCATAGTCACCTCCTATAAATTACTATTTATAATAAAAAAGGCGGGAAGAACCCGCCTTAATTATTAGTATTTACCGTGATATTCATTGATAGTATTATCATTCATCTTTTGTAGAATCTGATTATACTCTTTTTGATTATGATGGCCTAAGTGTATTAATTGCTCAGCAACAATTCTATTTGCAGACATTTGTCTTGCAAACTGCCAGTTTTTAAGTACACTTTTGAATTTTAACGCTACAGCGTCACAGAAACTGCACACTGATGCAGTGATTTGCATTGTTGTCATTTTAATCCTCGTTAAATTATTTAATGTTAATTGTACGAGGCTGCTTCTCTTCCGGTAAAACTACTTCGAGTTTGACAGTTAATATTCCATCCGTTAGATCGGCACCAGTTACTTCGGTGTATTCCGACAGTCTGAATGACTTTTCAAACTTACGTCCACTAATTCCTTTATGAACGTATGCATCTGCTTCTCTACGTTTGTCCCTATCTCCTTTGATGGTAAGGATATGTTCCTTCACCTTTATTTCAATGTCTTTCTTATTGAACCCGGCAACAGCCATCTCGATGATGTACTTTTGATCGCCGTCTCTAACAACATTGTGTGGTGGGTATCCATCGTTTGCATGTACATGTATATCTTGTAATGCATCGAAAATATGGTCGAAACCTAAAAAAGCATTCCTTGGGAAAACAAAATTTCCAGTCATAGTATCCTCCTATTAAGCAAGGTTATTGTATGGACCCGAATTATTCGGCATCCTATAATATATATAATACTTTTTTTTCAAATGTACATAGTTTGTACAAACTTTTTTTTACTTTGAACCATTTCCAATATTATATTTTGGACATAGATTCCATTCATTCTTATCTTTAAAAGAAATTATTTTTATTTGTCTTAATGGTGCAATAGGTTCAAGTTTATCTCTACCTTCTATAGTTAATAAACCCCAATCACTCATAAGTGTTGCAATAGTGTTTCTCCTTGCAACATCATTTTCTTCTAAGTTTGATTTTTTACCATCAAGCAAAAAAAGTTCTTTAAAGTGTACAATGAAGTATCTACCTTGCTTGTGCAGTATGTGACATGATTGATAGAGTTTATTATCTTTTCGAGATGCAACACCAATACGTGTTAATGTTTCTCTTATTTTTAAAAAATCATCTGGTTCATTTAATGTAACTTCCAACATATTAGTTGGAGTCCATTCTACAATATTACTTTCTTCCACCGGTCGTTACCTTACGTTTCAATTCATTAATCTGATCTGTATTTAGAAGGGTTAAAACTTGGCGGGCTTTTTCATTACTATAGCCATAATATTTTTTAACTGCTTCCAAATCACTTACAGTTTCTGGTTTATACCATTTAGAAAACCTTTTACGCTTTCTAATTATATTTATAAAAAAATCAAATTGTAAACGATTATCAATATGATGATTACGATTCATTTCATTTGCAGCTAAAACAGTATCTGGAAAGTAAGATAGTTGTCTATTAACCATATATGGTATATAAGCTTTTTCAGTTATATCATCTACCATAATATTTTTCTTAGTGTAATTTATTGCATTTACATAATCAAAGGGGCTCATCTTTATAAAATCTTTCTGGTTCTTTACCGTATAGTGATAAATCTCTTAATCTATTTGCTTCCTCTATTAATAATATTTTCGCATCATATAACCAATCTTGTACAGCATGGTTACGTTGATAAGATTTATCAAGTGCATAGTTTTTAACTATCCATTCTGCAGTTTTAAGTTTACTTTCCATTTATTTGATTTTGATAAATGGTATAAAATTCATTTACCGTTGGAACTACAACAGCATCCCACCATTTAACGAATGAATTATAATTATTATCAAAGTATGATTCTTTTATAAACTTTTGTATTTGTTCACATTCGAATGCTATTGAAGGTTGTAATATGTTATGTGCTGATAATATTTCACACATTGCAAGTTGATTAACAAATTGATTTAACATCTCAAGTTCACTGCTCATTATCTTTTTCCAATCTATATATTCTATTACAATAACCACATATGGCTTCACCATCTACCATTGTATAGTAAACTCTTGGATGACCAAAGTCATCACCACCATCACAGTAGAAGTTTTCTTCCTTTATGTAAATTATTTCACGTTCCATTATTTTAATATTATTATAATCTTTTTTGCTAACTCTGCAAACCAATCTTTCGTATGTCCTTTAGTTGTTTCTGCTGCAGTACCGATTCTTATACCACTTGTTTCAATAAAACTTCTTGGATCATTAGGTACACCGTTTTTGTTTACAGTTATATTTCTTTTTTCTAGTAAGTCGGCGGCTTCTCTTCCACTATATTTACTTTTACTCAAATCAATTAAAATAATATGACTATCAGTGCCACCCGTTAAAACTGGTAATCCGTTTTCTTCAAATGTTTTAGCCATTTCTTTTGCATTATCAACAACATCCATTACATATTGTTTGAATGAATCTTCTTGTGCTTCTAAATAACATTGAGCCTTAGCTGCAATAATATTCATTAATGGTCCACCTTGTGTCCCTGGAAATATTGCACTGTTAATTTTTTTAGTATATCTTTCATCATTCCATAAAATCATTCCACCTCTTGGGCCACGTAAAGTTTTATGAGTTGTACTTGTTACAACATCTGCATAAGGTAATGGACTTGGATATACACCACCAGCTACTAATCCGCTATAATGTGCCATATCACAAACTAATTTTGCACGTACAGTAAAAGCAATATCTCTAAACTTTTTCCAATCAATAATTCTTGGGTAAGCACTAGCACCTGCAACAATTACTTGAGGTTTGGTAAGTACTGCAATCTTTTCTATTTCATCATAATCAAGTAAACCATCTTCACCAACACCATATGAAACAGACTTATAAACTTTACCACTTAATGTTGGTGGTGCACCATGACTAAGATGACCACCGCTTGCTAAATCCATACCCATAATTGTATCGCCAGGATTCATAAGTGCTTGGTAAACTGCAGTGTTTGCATTTACACCACTGTGTGGTTGTACGTTTGCAAAGTTGCAGTTATAAAGTTTTTTAACATTATCAATTGCAAGATCTTCTATTTTATCCATGTATCCACAACCGTTATAGTATCTTTTGCCGGGATAACCTTCAGCATACTTATTTGTAAATACACTACCACATAAATCCATAACAGCTTGACTTGCAAAGTTTTCACTAGCAATAAGTTCAACTGTTGTATCTTGTCTGTACTGTTCCCAATTTAAAATTTCTTCAACGGCTGGATAAATCATTTGATAACCTTTCTGCTAAAGCCATTCCCATAGTCCACCCTAAATGTCCTGCTCCACTATTTACCCACATACGATCAACTCTTTTAATTACTGGTAACATGTTTGGTGTCATAGGTCTTAGGCATGCCCATTTACTATAATTTTCTGCATCCATAAATGTGTTTTCTTTTACCCACTTAACTAGTGGTTGTATTCTATCTTCTCTTATATCATGGTTCCAATCTGCCAGTTCTGCGGTACCAGCAACTCTAAATGTCATATTATCAAATGGTGATGCTACAATCTTTGCATCATCATCTAATATTGAAACCCATGGTGCATCTATTGCTGCCGATTTTTCAAAAGTAATTGAATAACCCTTTATTGGATATATATTCAAACTTGGAACT